CCAAGCTGGTGGAGAAGAGGTTGAGGAATCAGACCGCTTTTTGGGCGAGCGAGGTCAATTTCGACCGTAACACGCCCGACGAAAGGCGCGTGGACTACGTGGGCTTCAAGCCCTGGAACATCAACGGTGAGCCGGTGCCCGCAAGCGTCGAGAAAGGCTGCTTCGAGTTCTACGAGGTCAAGTCATGCATGGCTGACTTCACTAGCGGCAACGGACTGACGTTCTACGGCGATCAGAACTATCTGGTCTGCACGAAGGAACTGTGTGACGAGATCGTATGGCAGAAGATGGTGCCGCCGCGAGTGAACGCGATTCTGACACCGGATTCGACCGGCTCGAAACTGATTCTCGACTATGTGCAGTCCTACAACGACCTGTCATACAGGAGGCGTCCGGCAAGCGAAATCCTGTGGGCCATGGTCAAAGCTAACGGAAAGAGGACTAATTGAGCATCATGCTTGACGAGGCCAACGCTTACGAGCGTGGCATGGATGATGATTTGACTTTTCAGACGGTTCGGGAGCTTGCCGGTACAGCGTACATGGCTGGACGTACCGCGCCGCCAACCGCCGTTGAGATCGAGGCCGTGGCGAAGAAACTGTTGTGGTGGGACATGGAAGCAGACTGGGAAGACGTCATGCCCAGTGATGACTGTTTCTGGACTCTGACCGCGCCGGAAATGCGAGCCAGTTATCTCAGGGGCGCTCGGGAAATGCTCGAAATCGCACGGAAGGCGGTGACGGAATGAGCAAAGACATGGAGAAGATCATGTACATAACCAAGAATGCGTCCTACGCGGTCAACGCGATAGTGATGCTCGCAATCATCATCATACAAATCACCAACAACGCGAACCCTATATCCATAGCGATACTCTCGTTCCTCTACGGAGCATACGTGATGATCGTGTTCGTCATACTGTACGAAGAACACTTGGAGAAGGAGTACGAGTGAGCCTACGGAAACAGGTCCTCCACTACGCGGACCTCGACTACGATGCGAACGAGATAAGCCGCCTACTGCACGTGGACAGGAGGCTCGTACTCCAAATCGAAGCCCACCGCAACGACCCCGAACCAGCCACGCCAACGGAAGGAGAACAGCCAACGCTAATCTGACACACACACTATACTAGACAAGTCGCCCAACGGTTGCAAACAAAGGGTTGAGGCAACAAGACCAAACACACCCAAAACGCAACCAAGGAGCCAACACTTGACGCAAACCACATGCGCGGCATGCTGGAAAACAACCGACGACAAGCATATCCTCTGCACATCCTGCGAAACCCAACTCCAATTCGACCTGCAATGGTTCGAAAACCACCTGCAAGACCTCGAATGGCGCACAAACCGCATGGACAAGACAGGCAACGGCGGAGGCGGCGGACATAACGGACTCGCCACCTCCCCGGCACCATTACGCGAAACCGCGTTCGAACTCATCGAAGGCAACGGCATGGACGACATTCCAAGCCTCCGTGACATCATCAACGAATACGCGCGATGCCTGAACGTGACCGCCCCATACGACCGGAAACTCGAAATCCTCATCCGCAGCATCCGACTCACGGACAAGTGGAAGACCAGCAAGGCGACACCAACCTACATGCGAATCATCCACCGTATCCGCCGTAAGGCCCAAGAGCTTCTGGACTTCACCCTCGAAGACCAGATCATCATCGGCGAATGCCCGACCGAAGACTGCCATCACATCGTGAAAGTCATTCCAAACGCCGCGTTCGCGCCGAAATGCCCCGACTGCGGTCAAGTGTATCCAGTATCCGCCATCCGTGAGAACAGGCGACGCAAACTCCTATCCACGCACATCACCGGCACTCAGACCGAAATCCGCAAACTGCTACTGCAATGCGGCATCATCGTCAAACCCGGCACCATGCGCAGTTGGGTCAGCAGGGGAGACTTGGAACCCGTCGCACAGGTCAAGGACACTCGCAAGCAACGCTACCGGCTGTCCGACGTGTACAGGCTCGCCGTCAGAAACCCCGAAAAGGAAACGAACATTTGGATGCTCCTACAGGAGGAACAGGCATGAACATCGACCTCTCCAATCCGCCATACGCGGTCAAACTCAACGAACTCGGATTCGCATACTCGTACACCGACCGTGAGAAAGGCGTCATCGTCTACACTCATGCCGAACCCAGACTGGTCGGCTCTCCATGGATTAACTGTTGGGATGACATGGAATGCATCATCGACTTCGAGGATGCGAACTGCATGAAACCATCTTCATTCACGTTCAAGAACCTTCGCAACGGCGTCAGCAAAACCATTATGGCAAGCAACCTCGCCACCGTGGAAGAGGTCATGCGTTGACCACCATCACCATCACCGACGACAATGGTCGTTCGACCACCTACCGGGTGGATGGCGAGATCAAACATTGTGTAGACCAATTCCATTCGCATGGCATGTTCGGCATCAACCTCACCGACCGCCGCCGACTCCACACACTCCAATTCACCACAGGTAAGGATGAAGCATGAAAGTCTACGTCGTCACTGCGAACGTTATGGACAGGGACGAATACAGGGATTACACGCTCAAACCGGTAGATAGGTGGTACCCGTATTTCACCATGAGGGAGAGAGTGGCTGACCAATACGGCGAGTACGTGAGCATCATGGGCGTTTATTCCACATTCGAGCAGGCGGAACATCGTTGGGATGAACTCGACCGTGAAGGCTTCGACGTTCTCCCGATCATTGAATGCGTTGTGGACGCGAACTGCTGGAAATACATAGGAGGCTACGCGGAATGAAGATTGTCAATCCGAAAACCGGGCACAAGATTGTTTTTTAGTTTAAGTGTTTGAAGAATCGAGGGGTATGATGTCTGATGGGATTAAAATTTTTTCACTTGAGACTATCTCTGGTGATTCTTTATTGAATGCATATCTGGATGTTTTTACGCGGTTTTATCCAGATTTTGATGAATGGTTTATGCGAAAAGTGGTACCTAATTTGGGTGTCACTCGTGAGATTTTTCTGGCAAAAATTGGAAAAGATATAGCGGGAATTTGTATAATTAAAAATTGCGAACAGGAAAAGAAGATTTGTTCTTTGCGTGTTTTTGAGCCATACCGTGGACAAGGTGTCGGTACGGCTTTAGTTAAACATGCGTTGGATGTTCTGAAGGATGATTATCCTCTCGTGACTGTGCCAGAGGAGTCTCTAACGCAGTATAAGCCTTTCTTTCGAAAGTTTAAATTTCAATTAAAAGATTCATATGATGGCTATTATCGCCTTGGTAAAAAAGAATATGCCTTTAATGGCTTTTTATAGGGGGAAGGAAGAATGAGCAAGATCAATATGACGGAAAACACCACCAGTAAATCAACGAACGAACTGTTTATGCGCGTGTTGCAAGTCGAATCACCGGAACTGTTCGACGGAAGCGACGATCAGCCGGTACGAGTAGTCGGCTACGATTATTCGCCATTCTGCGAAGCAGTCTGCGAAACCTGTGGCGATGACCCCGAAATGCTGACCATCGCATTCGAGACGAAAAGCGGCGAACGTTACAGCGAATACTACGACTATTTTGGACTGCCGAACATTTTGGAAGCATTGGGTAAATGGGATAAGCAGTATGGGATGGATAATGAAATAGGGCGGTGTTAAGGATGAAGTGGTTCACTAGTGACTTGCATTTCGCGCATCCGTTCGTGGCCGCGCTGCGCGGATACGCGCTACCCGGATACGCTAAGGATGCATCGATCAAACAACAAGCCGAACATGAGCATAAGCCGCTCAAGAACTGTGTTAACTGGCGGAAGCATGATGCCGACATCATCAGAAGCATCAACACGTATGTTGGCGAGGAAGACGAACTCTACATCCTCGGAGACATCAGTTCCGGTGGTACGTGGAGCGTAGACCAAGCGATAATGCGCATCCAAAACCTGCATGTACCACGCAAGAACAGGCATCTGATTCTCGGCAACCACGAACTGCACAGCTCCACCCGCACGCTGGAAAAGTTGGCAAGCGTGTTCGGGGAAGTCGGAATGGTCGGCATCACCGAAATCAGAGACGGGTGGGGCAACAATCCACACACGGTATTTTTAAGCCACTACCAATGGCGTGAAGACTTCACGCAAAGCAAACCCCTAGGCGCAGTCTCAACCAATTGGAACGCGCCGGAATTAGCCGAATACGCGCTACCATACGTGAACAACACTTTGCTCCTGCATGGTCATACGCACGCGCATGACCCGCTTGAGTTCGGCAGGCATCAAAATGAGATCAACGTCGGATTGGACGCATGGTGTTTCGAGCCGGTCAACGAAGCCGAATTGGTGGACAATTGGCTACACGCTGCGTTAAACGTAACTGAGTGATCTACAATGGCACATGAATGGGGGCGGATTCAAAAACCGCCCCCACTATTCTTCAGTAATTATTTTTGATAGAGGTAATTAAGGCGCCGCCACCGCTCAGAACAGTGGCGGCAAATTCTTTTATGCGGCAAGCTTGAGATTATGGTTTGCGAGATAGTCGGCAATATCCTTTTCAAGCCGCGTATCAACGCCTTGCGTGTAACAGTCACGGTATGCGATCACACCACCGGTACCATCGAACGCGACATACGCCACACGACGGCCCGTGGAATCACGGAAACCACGAGGCTTATGCGCGTAAGCGCCGAACACGTCGGCTAGTTCCTTGACCGACTTACCGCCAGGAATCACCACCTTGCGCACTATGACCGCGCTGGAAGTGGCAACCACCTCATGAGGCTCAGCCTGCGGCGGAATCTCGGGAATCTCGGGAATCTCAGCCGTAACCGGCTCCGGTTCGACAACCTCAATCGACTGTGCGACAGGTGCCACCGGTTCGACAACAGGCAGATCATCATACGTCTCGCACATCTCAGGATAATCTTGCTCAACCGGAGTCAGAAACGACACGTCACGCGACACAACCATGCCGCCATGCTCCCACGACAACACCCAACCACGCTCACGGTCAACATCAGGAAGACTCACGCCATGAACCGTATAATCCCCGCAATCATCGGACGCAATCAATCCGCCACGTTCCACGATTGACGGCACGTCACCGATTTCACGCACTGCCTGAGCATAATCCGCCCCGTTAGGGTCAAGCCATACGCCACCCTCGGCACGATACACGGCGGCAACACCACGCACCGCCTGAGCATTGACGACACCAGGAACCATACGCCACGACTCGACGTCACCCGACATGACGAAACGCCATACGCTCGGACTGTCAACGGAATTGAAAAACATGAAAACACCATCGGAATTGACGGCCCATAAACCGTTAACCTTATTAGACATTTCAAACCCTCAAAATTGGTAACGCCGATACCAAACTGCCAATACCCGGCATAAAAATGGATACTCATAACACACACTCCATTCCAGCCCCCTTGTTAAAATGAGAGGGCTTATAAATCGGTTTGTTTTAAGCGAAACCCCAAGAGTGATGCAACACTCTTGGGGTATTTTCGTCAGACGGGGAACCCCGCCAAACACGTTCGAATAAACAAAATCCCGGCAGCAAAAGCAACCGGGATTCATAGACGCGGCCTACGCGCCCAACGGCACGGCCTCCTCACGCGCGGTATCAGGTGCGACGTCTATATCGCCGTCACCCCACAACACCGTACCGAGACCAGCACGCGCAGTAGCGAACACCGCAGGATCATTCAACCCAGCGAACGCCGGATAGCTAAAATACTTAGCCATATCCAAGACGCCGCTATAACCATCGCTGAACCTGACTGCCACACGGTGGCCGTCAAGCGGTACCGCGTCAGTCACCAAAACAACACCGTCACACATGAATAAACCTCCTTACCTAAGCGGCTCGATGTGTCCGGGTTGCACATGGGCTTCAACACACTTCCAATTGGATTCGAGATCCTCACGGTGTATTTCAGCCCACGCCAATACCAAACGTTCCTGTTTCTGAGGCAAACCGCCCTTAATCAAATCGCCATCAAACGAGTACTTAGCCCAATGGCCATTATATTCCGCGTGAAAATGCTTCACGGGGCCATGGTCATTGGCGTACATGTAAATGACGATACCGAAAAACCTGCTTATTCCCGGCAACTATGCCACCTCCTTACTTTCGCGCCGATACTATCGGCTGAACATTATCTTCTGCGGGTCACTTAGAATCCGCAGAAGATTCAGAGTCAGAATCATCTTCCAAAAGTTTGCGAGGATTCTTGACATGCAACGCGTCGCAGATGCGCACGGCGACATTGAGACTCATCCCACCGACATTACGTTGTCCGGTCTCGAACGCGCCAACACGTGACTGGCTCAACCCTGCTTTGTCAGCCAGCTGTTGTTGCGTCATGCCGCGCTTCAGTCTGAGTTCCCTCATGCCCATGTCAGTATCCTTCCGTAAGAAAATCCACAGGGTCGCATTGCAACGCCTCAGACAATCGTAACGCCGTCCGCAAATACATTTGCGAAACAGGACGATAACCGGTCTCGAACCATGAGATGTTCGGTCGTGCGACACCACTCATGCCAGCCAACTGCGTCTGCGTCAACCCACGGAACAAGCGGATGTTCCTCAAGCCGACGACGCCAGCCGACACGCCGCCGCGCCACGCATGCTCATCGGGATACAGGTCCAGCACGTTGCAATGCAGTATCCGCGCCAACGATGCCGCCGTGCCCAGAAACATGTTCCGAGCGTCATCGTCAACCGTCTCATACCGGCTCAGCCTCGGCATGTCATAGCCGGTCAACGCGCTCAACTGCTCCAACGTGATGTTCGAACGTTTCCGCAGCTCACGCAACCCCATGCCACACTCCTTTCCGATCAAAAACACCATATCATCGACGGCTGGGGGACGCCGCCGACATCAATCAATCAATCCAATCCTCATTCCAGTCCAGCATGTCCACTGGAATCATGCAGCCACCGGAACACTGGACGTACAGCCAGGTCGAATAGCCCATGCGAGCCGCCCTCACGCCACGGAACCATTCGCCAAGCCACTCGCACAGGAGCGACGGCAACGAACGACGACGCCAGAACGACCTGCCGGACGCATAATCGAACCCCTCGTATTCGGCGATAGGGGAGAAGAAGCCATGTTTGCTCACTGTTTTTCCTCCTTGGTCCAAGGGATAATCTGATGCAACAGGTACGCCGCAGTCGTCAACTGGTCGTAAGCGGCCAGCACGTAAGCCGAATCGGGAGCGTTCCCGCTCCCAAGATTCGACAGCAATCTGACGGCCTCCAACGACTTGCCGACCACATTCACACACACGTCGGAATCATGGGCGTCCATCACACATGACCCTCGTCATCGGCTTGCGTCCAGAACACATAATCAAGGTCATATTCACGAGACTTCTCGAATTGTTCCCCAATCTCAATCGGCGTCAGACCAGAAAGCACTTCAGAAGTGAACTCACAATAATCATCGGAACGAGTATTGTCGTGCAGCATGAACACCTGCTCACACCATTCAGGGAACGCTGACCAGAACTTCCGCCACGAATCCTCGGAAACATATTTGGCGAAATCATTGACGCGATAGATACCCTCATAGGGTTCAAACTCACGCTGGTAGAACGGTTGCAAACCCTCGTTTGCCATGCGTTCAATATCGCAAACGACAGCCTCGCCGATCGGCTTGTCCAATGGCATTGCCTTCAGCTCGTCAACGGTAATCATCATTCTTTCCTTTCATTCAGCAGCAGAACTCGTCAGTGAGTTCCACCAGTCTTTTCAACGACGTCCGCATGAGACGCGAACGACAGCCGACACCGGCCAGTTCCAGCCGGTTCACCATCGCCACGCGCACGGCCTCTCCGCTACCGACAGTGCAACGCGTCAGAAACCGGCCATCGGCACGCAGAACCGCATCCCGATACGCCTCCGCATCGGCCTGAGACCTGTGACGGCGCACGCGGATTGCGCCACCCACATATTCGACGGTCCACAACGCGGCCATGTCAGTCAGCCTCCCCAAGACGGTCGAAAACCTTGTCATACGCTTTCGTCACGCATTCCAAACCCATGCGATACGCGCTCACGCGATCATGGTCAGACTCCGCCATGCGGCGCTGCCAATCATGCGGGAACGCCACGCTCAACAACGTCTCCCGCACGTCCGGTTTGACAACCTCGATTTTCTGCGGGAACATCGCATCAAAAGTGAGGACACACAAGGCGTAAGCCACCTGCAACGTTCGGTCAGACACGTAGCGGAAAGACTGTTCCGCCACGCGGTCAATCTCTTCCATAGACCACGGAACGGTAGCCGCCAACTTCGCGTACTCTTCCGCATCCTCATAATCCAAGCCGCCATTCATCGAATTGTCCTGAACCGTATCCACCAGGTATTCGTACAGTTCACCGATGATGCCCGCCGTGGAATGGACGAACACAGGCTCAAAATCAATAAAATAACTGCCGAACCACAGGCCGCAGACATGACCGACATAGCCGGTCAGCTCACGCGGCAGCAAGTTGACGTCGATCATCGCGCCACCTCCTCGCCGTTAAGGAAATCAACGAACTTCCGCCGCGCCACACCATCGGCGTCACAGCCCAGCAAATCACTGCTGATGACGTCATAGCCGCAGCCGGTAACGAAATAGAAATACCAATCATCGCCACCACGGCTCAGCCAGCACGAACGCACATGCTTGACAAGATCGTCGTAACGGTCGCACTTGAACCATTCCGCTAGACCCTCAGCCAGAAGCGAGTCGAAACGGAACCGTCCGACGCAGATTAAGCTGTTCTCCTCATCTTCCACGCGCTCCACGGCCTCGTCATCCAGCCTGTCGTCAAGCGAATAGCCAGCCTCAAGCGTCGCCAGATTACGCAGCAGCTCATACGAGTCGATACCGTCGAACGTCTCATGCTCAACGATTTCATCCGCGTTGAACCAAGTGATTTCCTTATAAATGCAATCGTCGAATTTCATGGTATAATCTCCCTTGCAATTAGATTTGATTGATTGATTGCATGGCCGGTCGCAGTCCTACCTGAGACCGGCACTTTCATATTTCCCTTGTGCCGCCCCACGACAGCACCTTGCCGCCGTCCACCAGCACGTAAGACTCACCGGCATGATTGCCGACAGCATCAGCCCGCCACTCGCAGATACGCTCGTAGCCGCCAGCCATACTGCCGTCTTCCATGCCGCACTGGGGGATATCCGACAGCGACGTGTAGCCAGCCAAATCAGCCTGACCATAGTCAGCCGTCGCATACGTCTCACGCCACCAATTCCATTGCTGTTCAGGCGTCCCATGAGGGTCAGCCACCGGCACGGGATTGCACACCGGCGAACACGCCACGGCGAACGCCGCCACACCTACGGCCAGCAGTCCAGCCAGCTTCACACCCTTACGCATTCCGCTTACCTCCCTTAGCGGTCTCGATATAGCCAGGAAGCTTTTCCACGTCGAAATCCATGTCGCCAGAAACCGGGTCGGCATCATACCGCCACGCCTCAAACACGGCATCACGATCAGCTCCACCCAACATGACGTCAGACACCTCGCCATCGAAGTAATCCCGCAGCCACGCGTCCTCACGCCGCTCGTAATCGGATTCATCCAACACCGGGTAGTAGCGCCCATCCTTGATAATCATGTCTATCGCATATTGGACGACGGCCTGATCCGACAGTCCGCCATACCCGTCCGTCAACTCAATCGCATAGCCGACACCGCAGAACGCGCGCGGCACATAACCGTAGTCCGACAGCCACCGCACGGCAGTCTCAATATTGCTTTCATCCAGCGCGTTATCGAAGTACAGCAGCCGCGAAACCTGATACGTGTAATCGTTGAACACAGTGTCGGCCACGCGGATACCCCGCACCCATTCCAGAATGTCCGGCAGCACGTCATCGAACGACGGCAGACCAGCGTAGCCGACACCGTCCCACGCGTCCCGCAGTTCCTCGTACAAGTCGGCATCCTCGGCCGTATCCTTGCGAATCTCATGCACATACATTTCTTTTTCCTCACTTTCAGATTGATTGATTTTCAGCGAGACAACGTAAGAGACAGCTGCGTATACCACAGCTCCAAGTCGAGAGCCTTAAGCGCCCTGCACGCGGCCACATAGTCGCCCGAATCCATGCATTCGACAAACTGCTGCGCATAGGCGCACGTCTCAACGTCATCGGAAGATATGAATTCCAGCAAGTCGTCAAGGCCAGGCCATGCGCCCTCGGAATCATCGACAGTGCATTCCTCATGGCTGTACAGGTGCCACACCATACCGTCGAGATTCCAGCAATCCACCCCTTTGCCGTTCAGTATGTCGCCGAACGTCTCAGGCCAATCCATGAACTCGTAATCGGCAATGACGCTCAGGCTTAGATTGTGCGCGTCATACAAGTCGGCCAACCGTCCCCAGTCGGCTTCGGCGGAACCGTGGTTGTACACGTCCCATATGCCCTTAATTTCGTCGGCCATATCCTTGTACCCGGACGGCGGCACCGGACTATCATTCCCACGCATGTACGCAAGGAACTCAGGCGACGGCGCTGTGATAACGTCAAGGCTGCAACCGTCCAGACCGTCCGGGAACTCGGCACCATTGCATGAATACAACTCCAACGTGCTGCCGGACTGTTCGGACTCGTGCAAACCACGGAAGCCAGCCATGACGTCGTAAAAAGCGTCCACGGAATTAAATCCAGACATGATTACCCACTTTCATAGAGAATGTTGTTCCGCCGCCACATGACGGCATAGTGCGCGGATAGGGAGTCGCACCCTACCAGAACTCACTAGAGCCGCGCCATAGCCCACAGAGGGCTGCAAAGTCAGATGAGTTTCAGGAACGAACGCGGTACCACGCGCTCGAAATGGTAAAAATCGTAGGCATCGCCACTATGCGACGTCATGGTGAACCCGTTCGCCGTGAAAATGTCGATAATCGTTCCCATGCCGCACGCGTTCGCGTTCATCTCCCAGCCGTAATCGCAACGCTTCAGCCCATATAGCGTTCTATCGGAACCGTTGTATGGAATCGACGCATACGTGTGCTTGAATCCACGCCACATGAGAAACGTCTGCCACAACGGCAACTCACGCATGGCTTCATCCACCGCCGCAGAGAGTTTGTCATACCCGCAGCCGGACGCATGGCCGGAACCACGGTCACGCCTGACAGTAACGCCGTCCTCGGCCAGTAGTGCGCCAACGGTAGCGGTAGGGCACATTCCCCACATCGCACTGCGCCGCCATTCCACGCTGATGTTCACAGATAGTTCGATCTTCCCAGTCATAATAAACACCTCACTTGTATTGTTGACTACAATTAGTTTCGCGTCATGTAGGATTCAAGCCGTGCGACGCATGACTCATCGCCCGGAACCCGATGCATGTCAAGCCACTGCTCAGCCGTGACCACGGCGTAACGCTCGCCCAGCTCGCCGTTGCGCTTGACATTGCGGCTGACCACATACACCACGCCGTCAACCCACCTTATGGCGTCGGCATTCCAAGCGACATCACACGGCTCAATGCCATGAGCGTGCTGGAAATTCCACGCACGATTACGCCGCGCAATCTGCGTAGAACGCATATCCTTGCACCATTGCACGAGATTGTCATAATCAGACATAGCTCCCCCTTTATTTAATCTAATTGTATTGTTGACTACACAAGTCACACGAGATTGGCATAATCACGCCTGACCATATTCCAGCCGTGGTCAGTCCATTCGAACGTGTCCACCTGCCCCATAAGGTACGGCGTCGGGGCGTCCGATACGGTATCGAGCACCGGAACGCACCTAACCTTGTAGTGATATCCGGTATTCGTCTCGCAATACACTGCCACATGGCGCATGGATGCAAGGACGCGTGTCACCCGCACGTCCGGAAGGAATCCGGAACGATAGTCAACACTCCTAGACCTGAGCGCGGCCACCTTCAGCGCCGCGACGATCATATGCCGCAACGTCGTAGACGCCATATCCTCGGCCCTCGAAGTGTTGAACGTGATTATTGGCATGTCTGAAACGTAGATGCATGAAGCGTACGCCGGCAAAGTCTCACGCGCCGTTGTAAAACAATCGCGAACGATTTTTACAGCCATTTTTTCGTTGGTGTCCATAATAAACCCCCTTAAGGTCTAGTGTTAATTGGTTAGTTGCGTGCCACTAGAGGGTATCGCACCCCCTCATGGTCTAAACAGTGGCGAGAGGGGCGCAACCCTTGCGGATTACGCCCGTGAAGATTTGTTTTTTGGCTAACGCCACCCGCAAAGTGGTGCAGGGGCGCATACGCACCCCCTATAGACTTTTAATGTCCGCATAACCCCCAAACGTAAGACGTTTGTGGTCAATCGCTAACGCGACTGGCAGGCGCTAAAACGTGTCCGTTCCGCAACCTGCTACGCCGTGGTTTACAGTCAATGCCGCCAACCACGCTCACGCATGGCGAAACATTGACATTGCCACCTATCTATCGGCCTATCCTCATTGGCGGTAGTCTCTCACACTACGCCAAACGTCGGCGGTACCCCCTTACGAGTTCTCGCGCTCAACATTGTCAATCGAGTTCACGTGCATTGCCTAGGCAAAATTAGCACTGCTAACCACGCTCACATAGTGAGCATTATGCACACACCCCGAAAAACGCCGCCACCTAACCCCCAACAATAGGGGGTGAAGCTCAAACTACCGGCCTTCGGTAACACTATTCATTTTTCAAACACTCGCAACGCTCACAGACTGGACACTGCGCCTCAGCACAGTGACCAACGTTCCACTCATGGCGGTTTTCCGGCGCATACACTCGATACGCCCCCCTAACCGTTTCAGGCTAGGCTATGCGGTGCCTAGGCACCTAACCGCCACGGCTTCATCTGCCGGTTGCTTTCAGCCGGTTGCGAGTGGTGTGGTCTAGAGTGTCACACCAATCTCGCTAAGCTGACTGCCTAACCGGTTGATGGCTCCAGTATATATATCCAGCTGGATATAATCAAACCAAGAAAACAGACCGCGCTAAAACGTTGAAATAGCGCCGCTCTATCGGCGTGTTGAAACATAGGTAGGGGGTAAATAAAACAAAAAAAGAGTCTGAGTAGCACAAGAAAAAATAAAGTCAAGCAAGATACCAAAATATGGACAAAAAATATTGAGCAAGATAGATATAAATAATAAGGAGTACGACACAATAACGCGCATGCGTACAACTGTACGAACGAACATTTGTACCATCGAACGAACGTTCTAACCGGGGCTGGGGAAGGGTCCTCCGGGCGCGCCTGTCAGGGCCGTCGGGTCAATGGTAGAAATAGTGCGCGCCGTCTGAAAAAGTCCGCGCATGAAACGTGACATGACAACGACGATGTTGGGTTCACATTGAAATCGTCTTCAGCATACCATGCGACACGCCGTATTCTACGCCGTTTCCATTGCAACGTTGATGCAACGTTAGGTATGAGTATGCTGTCGCATGTCGGGATGAATTTTGGAGGACGCATGGCGTCATTGTGGGTGTCATTCCGGCAAGCGGTTCGGTGGTGCTCCTTGTCTCTTGGTTAAGGATTCCGACCGTTGGGACGTTTGCGTTCATAAGGAGCACCGCTAGGGGCAGTTGGCTGAGTCTGGTTTAAGGCAGTCGTCTTGAAAGCGACCGACTCTAACGGGTCCGGGAGTTCGAATCTCCCACTGTCCGCAGATGGCATCTTCCTAGGTAAGGTGCGATTCGGTTTCAAGTCCAATGCGAGAGGCTTGTTGGTACCGCCGTTTGATCTCGCACATGGTTCCTATCGCTCTTGTGGGAGTGTTAGTCGCGCGTGGTTTTCTGGCTCTCTTGCCTATGCGTGGTGAGATGCCGGTTCGAATCCGGCTGGGGACCCTTTGAGGGTGGATGAATCCCGGAATATAGTGTGTTGCGTTTGGATTGTCCGTGAGATTTGCGTCCATCCTCGCATATGGCATTGGTGCAACTGGATAGCATGGCGGTCTCCAAAACCGTCGATGTTGGTTCGAGTCCAACATGCTGTGCTTAGCCTACCCACAGGTTGTGGGAAAGGTCTTCGGAGTCGTTTTATGGCGGCTCTAGTTTTAGCTGACCCGCCTAGCCTGCGGGAACAGTCTCCTGAGTCGCTGTGGCGGCTCTTGCCTTGCTTTGGTGGCGGAATGGTAGACGCGGCGCACTCAAAATGCGTTGTCCTGTGACGTGAGGGTTCGATTCCCTCCTGAAGCACTGGGGAGTGGTGATGACCAACGATTGGAATAAGTCGCATCGTAAGGAACGGTTCAATCCGGGTTGGGAGCGGACGCGTCGTGAGGTGTTGGATTATTACGGGTGGCGTTGCCAGTATCCGGTGATCGGTGATGATGGCGTGTTGCGTCCTTGTGGCGCTCATGCGAATGAGGTCGATCATATCGTTCGTGCCGAGGATGGTCAGCCTGATGATGATTCTTGGGATAATCTTCAGGTTCTTTGTCGTGCTCATCATTCTTATAAGACTGGTTTGGAGTCGGCTGATGCGCGGCGAAGGAAGAGGGTTGAGCGTGAGGAGGCTCGTTGGTACAGGCATCCCGCGTTCGGTTAGCTGAGGGTGAGTGCAGTGTGAATGGGTGTGATGGGCCTGTTCATGCTCATGGGATGTGTAGGTCTCATTATGATCGTTGGCGGCGTAGTGGCAGTGGTGCCCGTAAGCGTCGTATGAGTCGTGCGTGTTTGGCGTGTGGCTCTTTTTTTGAGACTGAGCGTCGGGACAAGGCTTTTTGTTCGGCTCGTTGTCGTAAGCGTTTCCAGCGTTTGAAGGCTGATGGTGCGGCTCCCAATCGTACTCCGCAGCCGTTGAAGTCGGTGTTGTGGGAGCCTCGGTCGAATGCCCGTGTCGGGCGGCGGGGGAGTGTTCCTACTGGTTTTTGGACTGCCGAGGATGAGTGGAACGCGTGTTCTCATACGTGTCCGGTTTGTGGGTTGCCGCTTGACCGGTCGGTTGATGTTTTGAGTGATGATTTTCCGGTTGGCGCTTGGCGTGTGCCGTTGGAGCAGGGTGGTGAAAACTCGTTGGCTAATCGGATTGTCGTTCATCGCAGGTGCGCGTAGTGCCGTAACGGGCTTCGCGCTTGTCGTCCCGTAATGGGGCTTTGCGGGGAGTGATGTTATGGGCAGGAAGACGAGTGATTCCGGTAATCAGGTTTTGGAGATTCCTGATGGGAAGTTGGGGCCTGATTTGCCTCCGGCTAACCAGATTTTCCCCAAGGGTGGGGAGTGGTTGCCGTTGGTTGCTCATTGGTATGAGGAGTATCGGCGTAGTCCGAATGCTTCGATGTTGCGTTCGGCTCCTTCCTGGATGGCTGTCCAGTTGGGTTTCGCGACGATCAATGAGATGCTTTCGACTCGTCGTTATGCGACGTTGATGCCGGTCGTGCGTCAGTTGTTTGACGAGTTGGGTTGGACTCCGGCTTCGATGCGTGCGTTGAAGTTCGATGTGCCGGAGGCCGACGACCATGCCGCTTCGGATGGTTCGAATCATGCTGTGATTCAGGATATCGATGCTTGGCGTCGCAAGATCGAGGCGGCTGGCTGACATGCATTTGATGATTCCTAACCTGACTTATGAGGATAGGCGTAGGAGTCTTGGACGTTTGGCGTTGTGGTGGGTTGAGACGTTCAGTCTCATAGGTCGCGGTGGTGCGACCGGTAAGCCTGTCACTCATAGTCCTGAGTATATCCAGTTCTATTTGAACGCCTATGCGTTGAAGCCGGATGGTCGGCGCAGGTTCAATCGTGTGAGCTTGTGGCGTCCGAAGGGTTGCAACAAGAGTGGCTTGGGTAATGATCTGGCCTTGTTCGAGGCTTTTGGCCCGTGTCGTTTCGACCATTGGGCTAAGCCGGGTGAGACGTATACGTTTCTTGGTCAGACTTACTATTATCTGCCGGGTGAGCCTGTTGGCCGTCCTGTCCAGCGTCCTGAGATTCTGTGTTTGGCTACGTCCGAGGACCAGTCGGGCAATATCTTCGATTCGATTTACTATAACTGCACTTCCGGCCCGTTGGCCCAGTTGCAGGGTTTCGGCATGGAGGTCACGAAGCCCCGTATCGGCTTGCCGGAGGGTGGGGAGATTATTCCCACGACTTCCGGTGATGCGTCGAAGGATGGTGGTCTTGAGACTTTCGCGTTGATGGATGAGGTGCATCTGTATACGCTGCCGAAGCATCATTCGATGTATAAGACGGTTCAGCGTAATCTTCCGAAGCGTTCGTTGGATGCCGACCCTTGGGTGTTGGAGATGACGACGTATTTCCGTCCGGGTCAGAACAGTGTGGCGGAGAACACGTTGAAGATCGCGGAGGATATTCAGGCTGGCCGTTCCAAGCATTATAAGGGCTTGTATTTCGACTATCGGTATTCGACGCTTCCTATCGAGGATTTTCCTGATGAGAAGAAGCTTGAGCACGCGTTGTATGAGTCGTATGGTTCTGCCGCCCATTCGGATGATGGTAAGGATTACATCATTCTTCCTGATGGGCGTATCGAGGCCGTTGATGCCGATGGCTATTCGGTTGAGGGGTTCTCGCTTCGTGATGATGGCGTCGAGCCGGGACCGTCGAAGGATGGTTGGGTTGACATTCATGGTCTGATGGGGCAGATTTACCAGCCTGATTCGGACCCGAATGATTCGATTCGTTATTATTTGAACTCTCGTGCGTCGAGTGAGGATTCGTGGCTTACGGAGCCTGCGATCCAGTCGCATTTGGCTTACAGGGATTTGTATGGCCGTGCGGTCGGCTCGTCGTCTCGTTTGGATGGGGTCTGGAAGGATTTCATTGACGAGGATGAGGAGATCACGCTTGGGTTCGATGGTTCGATTCGTAATGATTCGACCGCGTTGGTTGGTTGTCGCGTGTCCGATGGTCTGCTGTTTCTTATCAAGTTGCAGCAGCGGCCTGATAATGCGGACCCTGATTGGCGTGTTGACCGTGATGGTTTCGATGCCGCCGTGCGTCGTATGTTCGAGAATTACAATGTCATCGGCTGTTTCGCCGATGCGCATTTCTTCGAGTCGATGATTGGCGGCTGGGAGGCTGAGTATGGGCGTGGCATGAAGGTGTATGCCCGTGGCCAGTCTTCGATGATGAAGTTTTGGACGAATAACTGGTCGCAGGATATGTATCGTGCGTTGCAGTGCGCGCATTCGTCGTTTGAGTATGCTCCCGAGCCTGTTGAGGAAGGGGAGCCTGACCCGAATAATATTCTTTTGTGTGCCGACCCGAGGCTTGTGTCGCATTTCCGTAACGCGAAGCGGCGTGAGAAGAGTTGGGGCTATCAGATTCATAAGGAGACGCCTAAGAGTCCGCACAAAATCGATGCGTGCATGGCTGGCGTTTTGGCTTATGCGGCGCGTGAGAAGTATTTGGGCCAGTTCGAGGATGATACTCCGCAGCGGGTGATGCCGCAGCGGGTCTGGTGATTTTTGGAGTGTTCGTATGGCTTCCACATCTTCTAATATGCAAAGTCTTGTTACTGGTGATGACGAGCCTGATGGTGACGGTATGGCGTTGACGCGTCTTGCGACGCGTTTGCAGAATCGTATTCCCGACCTGTGTGTGTTGAAGACGTTTTACGACGGTCGTGAGACGGTTCCGTTGCAGTCCGTGCCGAAGGCGGCGACCACTACGGCCAGTGCCGTGTATAGGCGTTTTGTGGATATCTGCCCGTTGAATCTGGCCCATACGATTGCGGATGCGGTAATCACGTCGCAGCATCCTACCGGTTTTCGTCTTGTCGCCGATAAGACGATGCGGAGCACGGATGCGGATGACATGTGGGATAAGTGCGGCATGGATGTCCGTTCGTTGAACATGTTCATGGATGCGGCGATTTACGGTGCCGCGTATGCGATGGTTCTCGGCAGGGAGAATCCTTCGTATATCCAACGATTGAGTCCGTGGAGCACGGTCGTGTCCGACGACAAGGATTCGGCTGTCGTGTACGGGTGGTCCGAGGAAGAGCAGATCGAACGGTTGACTTTGTACCGCATCGTCCGTAACGATGACGGTGAGATTCAGAGCGTCTATTCGCGTACCGCAAAGCATGAGGTCAAGTCGCGCACACTGCCTTCCGATTCGGTCGATGACGAGGACACCGTGTATGACCTTGCCAACGACGATTCGAAGAAGCGCCCAGAGTTCGAGGCGCAGTTCGAGTGGGAGGGCCAATCTTCCGGCGATGATTGGAAGTTCGCCCTTGATTGCGGGTGTCTTCCTATCGTGCAGTTGACCACTCCTAACGGCAAGGGCCAGTTCGAGGCTTCCTTGAAGACGTTGAGGTCCATCGACCAGCAGCGTTTTCAACGGTTCTGCATTCAGGAGATGCAGGCGTTCAAGCAGCGTTGGGTGTCCGGCGACATGCCTGAGTATTACCAGAAGAGCGACCCTGCGGTCAAGGCCGGTAAGGCTCAGGCCGGTGACAAGATCGACTATTCGGAACTGTTCGAGATGGGTCCCGCCGCGTTGTGGCTGCTTCCCGCCGATGCGAAGATTGGCGAATCGTCCATTACGGATATCACGCCGATTGTGAATGCGGCCGCTTCCGATGTGAAGCTTCTGGCAGGTGCCACTGGCACTCCGTTGTCGATTCTTTCGCCTGATGTGGCTGGTTCCGCCGAGGGTGCGAAGCTGACAACCCGTATGCTGCGGTTGAAGGTCCGTGACATGAACATGAGGGCCAATGACGCTTTCGTGCTCCTATTGAAGATGGCGTTGACCGCTTCCGGCAGTAATGCTTCGGAGGAGCGTTTCGAGACGACTTGGGAGCCGTTGGAGCTTCCGTCCGAGTTGGAGCAGTGTCAGGCGGCGGCCCAGGTGAAGGGTGTTCTTCCGTTGAAAACCATCGCCCGTCGCTATCTGCATATGACCGAGACGGAGATCGCGGAGATGATTCAGGATGCCCAGGATACGAGTTTCCTGAATGCCATGGCGCAGCAGAACGCGGCTTTGGATTCGTCGGCGAAGCAGACTGATGCGACGATGAATGATTCGTATCTGGGTGACGGGTCCGGTTTGGATTCGTTCCCCACCGGCTCTGGATCGGATTCGATGTCGTCCGATGTGCCGTCCGATGGGTTGCCGTCGGATGATTCGTCCGACGTTATGGGGGTCTGATGGCCGATAGCGCGTTGGCTGCCGTTCAGGCGTTGGATGACCAGCGGTTGAAGCTGGTTGACGAGTTCGTCCGCAGGGCTTGGAACATGTGGCGTAGCCTGACTCCTTCAGACTGGTGGAACGATGCGGTGGCCGAGGGCGCGGCTGCTTATGTGACGCAGCAGCATATCGCGTTCGTGAAGGCCATGCGCCAGCAGGGCATCTCGTATGCGGATACGATGCTGCGCCTGGCCGGTGTGAACGGTTTGGGGGATATCCCACAATATGAGGTCGTTCGCGCCAACACGGACCCGTGGCAGGTCGCCATGAGGGTCGCCGACGAGTATCGCACTCAGGCCGTGAAGAATCCTGGGATTCGACCTGCTACGTGGGATGAGATTCTGAAGGACGCCGACCAGTCCGCAGCCGACCATGTTAAGGCTTGGCTGATGTCCGCGAAAATCCAGTTGGAGAACAATGCGGTCACTGACGGGTATGTGACGCAGAATCGTGCCATCCAGTCGCGTTACAGGAGTTCCGGTGTCGAACGTTACAGGCGTGTCATCCATCCTGAATTGTCGAAGACGGGTTCCTGTGGCCTGTGCGTCGTAGCCGCCACGAACACGTTCACGAGGGCTGATTTGATGCCCATGCACAATCGTTGCAAGTGTACGGTGGCTCCAATCGTCGGTTCGAACGACCCCGGGTTGAAATTGAACTCGGATGATCTGATGACGATTTACAAGGCCGCTGGCAAAACGGCTGGCCGTGATTATTCCACGAACGCCACGGATTTGACGAAGCTTCGTGTGAAGGTCGTCAATAATAGCGAGCTTGGGCCTGTGCTTCTTCGCAAGGATGCTCCGGTGAACTCGAATGCGCCGGAATGGCGTTTGCCCGACATGAAGATGACCCGCGCCCAGATGGAGCGTATGTGCGCTCGTGCGACCGAGTTCAATTCCCGGTACAAGGAGTTGTTGGACGGGGATAAGGATTCGGTTCAATTCCGTTTCGATGGGCGTTCGTATGAGTTCAAAAAGACAGTCCACACTAAACAGGCTTGGCAGTATGTGCGGAGCCTGTTGGCTTATTCTCGCGGTTTTTTGGGACTGGCCGCTTAAATATTAAGGAGATTTGGTCTTATGGCCTCTCAGGATAATGAAGTCGAATCCGAAAAGGACAAGACTGTTGGACAGGCCGGAACGGTCGAGGATGCCGTGAAGGATGCTCAGACTACTCCGGTTGACGAACCCGCCGTCGAGCATGACGCTCCGGTCGATGAGAAGGGTTCCGATGATTCTTCCAAGCCGTCCGATAATGACGAGCTTGCCAAATGGAAGGCTATGAGCCGTAAGAACGAAGACCGTGCTTCGGCCAATTACAAGGCTTTCCAGTCCGCTGATGCGGAGCTTAAGGCCGCGAAGACGCAGATTGCGCGTCTTGAGGCCAAGGCTAAGTATCCGCAGATCACGGACGCTGTTCTTTCCGACCTCTGCCCCGCAACGGAGCCGGAGGCCATCGCGTCGTGGGCTGAGAAGTATGCGGCGTACAACCCGATTGACACTTCCAAGGTGGAGAGGAAACCGCAGCAGACTGAGGATGCTTTGGCCCGCAAGGTAGCCATGCAGGCCGAGTTCCCGTCCGGCACCTCGCATCCGAAACGTCAGCCGGGCGACGCTTACAAGCGTGTGATGGAACGTCAGAAGGCACGTAAGCGCAGCAAGTAGTTTCCTACTGATTCTTTGAAAGGATTGAGCGTATGACTCAAGAGATGGTTCATTCCTCCGGTATCGTCACCGTTGAGGAGGACAATTCCTGGCGTTATGGCGAGAAGAACACCAATGATTCGGTGTCCGTCACCATCGTGCCGGAATTGTTCAAGACCGCAGACAACAAGTATCTGACCGGTGTGGGTCCGAAGGCCACGACCGTTTACATTCGTTCCGGCATTCCGCTGGCGAAGATCACTTCCGGCGCGAACGTCGGCTCGTATGGTCCGTATGACAAGCAGGCCACCGATGGCCGTCAGACCAAGATCGCCGGTCTGCTTGAATCCATGGTGTCCGTGAACATCAACCTGTCCGGCTGGGATTTGGACGACCCGACCGTGGGCATGACCTATCGTGGCGACATCGTGGCCTCGAATCTTCCGGTGAAGCCGGAGGCTGGTGCCGTGTGGGGCGGCGAGTTCTACGACGTTGAGGATGACGTTGTAAAGCCGTTGTCCGCTTCGGCCGGCGCGGCTAGCACTCCGGGTCCGGCTGGCAAGGATGGTGCGACCATCACCAAGATCGAATTGACTCAGGACCAGTCGTCCAAGGCCATCACCGCTGGCAAGGCCACTTTGTCCAACGGACAGACCGTGAACATCACGATTTCCTGATTGACGGTCACTTAACCTCTAAAAATTTTGTGAAACCCACCCATCGCGGTGGGTTTTTGCGTATCTAAGGAGTTTTTCTTGGCTATTGACAAGACCATCATCCCGCCGTCCGAGGCGACCGAGGTCGCTCAGGCGGGACATGATTACGTGAACGACATCCTGCCGTTGTCGAACATCTTCCCGGTCACCTCCAACGGTGGCGACTGGACCGCTTCGTGGACTCCGGTCATTCCGAAGTCGAAGACCCGTGCGATGAAGCATCGTGCGTTGGATGCCGAGATCGGGCACACCAAGTCCGAGACCTCGACCGCCGAGATTCATACCAGCCTGTTGCCGTTGTCCGGTATGGACCATATCTCCGAGCGTGATATCGCCAAGCATCAGGACGATACCGCCTATATCCACGATCAGGCCGAGGCGAAGTTCGAGGCTTTGGGCCAGCAGGCCGGTGTGACCGAGGAGTTGGAGCGTTTGCAGTGCTTGGTGACCGGCAAGGTGGTCATCAAGGAGAACGGCGTCGATGTGACGTATTCGTTCAAGCGTCCGGGCAACCAGCAGGATGTGAAGCCGACCACCACTTGGGACAACGACAAGTCGAACCCGTGCGACGACATCGAGGCTTGGGTGAAGATCATGCGCAAGGCTTATGGTCGCAAGCCGCACGCGGTCGCCACCACCGGTGTGGTCATCGATGCCATGCGCACCAACGAGTTCTTCCGTACGCAGGTGTCCGGCATGGATTTGGAGCATTCCAGGACCAAGCTGTCCCGTCAGGAGGTGTTGGATGTGCTTCGTGCGCAGTCCGGCATCACCGATGTGCTTCTGGTCGATGAGGCTTACGAGGATTTGAAGCTCGACAACACCTTCGATATGGATGCCGATGTCTCCACCGCGTTCCCGGATAAGACGTTCATTCTGCTTCCGTCGTTCAACGATTCGTCGTTGGGTGCCACCCTGTCCGGTCCTACCGCCGAGGCCCAGAGCTCGGAGTATGAGATCAACAAGAGCGTGAACGATGGTCTCATCGGCGCTATGTTGTCGCATCAGGCTCCGCTGAACTACGACATCTGGGTCAACGGCAATTATCTTCCGATTCTGAAGGAGGCCGTCTCGACCTTCAAGGCGGACGTGCTGGGCAAGTAGCCTTCTTGACGCTTAGGGGGTTCCGCTGATGTCGAATGGTGTTACCGATGCCGTTGACTGGGTGGAATGCTTGGAGCTTCATTGCCTTCCTGACGCGGATGTGTTGAAACGGTATCCGAACGCGTGGCTCACGTACATGTGCCATCGTGCGGAGACCGTCGCGTCCACTTCGAGCACGAATTGTGTTCCACGGTTGAAGTCCGGCGACCTTGATCTTGAGGATTACGAGTTCGTCATCTGTTCGATGGTGTGGCGTGTCATCCGCTATTCGGATATCAAGACCGAATCGAATGGAACGTACCAGTTCACTCGTTTCGACCCGCAGGATAATCCGCCAGGCAAGGATGCGTCTCCGAATCTGTATCTGTCGAAAAGGGAGAAGCAGATTCTGGATGGCTATGCGTCCGGGCGTGGTCCTATCGGCACTGTTGGCGTCGGTGTGAACCGTATTTATGGAATGTGATGCCTATGTCTCGTGAAACGTGGGATTTGGGTCATCCATACGATAAGTCGGGTTCCGACGTGGTTGCTGAGCATCCTTACGAGGATGTGCCGGTGCCTTGGGTGAAGCCTGATTCGATTCTGTATCGGGACAAGGTGATCGTCGTGCTGTATACGGTCCGTCGCGGGCCGCATGGGACGACGTATGTTCCCGGGAAGGCTTACTGGTGCTGGTGTTCCATCGAGGGGCGCGAGCAGCAGGCTGGCATGTTTTCGATTTCCGGTGCCGAGGATAAGTCGCCGCAGACTTGGGGTGGTTTGCGTGAGGTCACGCCGTCTCAGGTCGTTGCCGTGGAATGGCATGGCGATATCCATACGGAGGTCTGGTATCAGGGCGACTGCTATGACGTTGACGGCGCTCCGACGTTCCGTCAGCATGGCGAGGTTCCCCACTATGAGATGCATATCCGGCGTAACGCCGACTATTCGCAGATTCCGGTGGGGTTGCGTCCGAAGCCTCCCGAACCGGACCCTGATGACCATGTGTGGGGTGAGGCCGATGGCAAGAGTTTTCATTGACCGTGACCTGAGCACGAAGGTGGCTGAATGGTTCGGTCCGCAGGCCACGTCGGAGAAGGCCGACGAGGTGCTTGCGGATGCGAGGATGCTCGCCGCCGCGCGTGCGGTTGGCCGTGACCCGGGTATTCCGGTCGCCAAGGATTTGAGTCTTGAGAAACGCTACCACGGCATCGACACGGATGTGTGTCTTGATGTCGAGGGTCGTGACGGGTCGAACGTGGCCGTCGAACACGAGTGGGGCGCTTGGAACGAGCAGCGTCACCGTTGGGTCGAGGGACATCATGTGATGCGTGACGCTGCCCGTATGAACGGTGGTGTCTGATGCCACTGATTCAACCTGATTACGAGCGTTACCCGCAGGAACGTCCGATGGTCGATTTCGATTCTCTCGTGTACACGCTTCTCACGGCTGGGTTCACCGGCAACCCGGACTGGTCCGACGTGCATGTGCTCAACGAGATCGATGTCGATGTGGACACTTGGGCGTCGTTCTCGAACATCGTGCTGTTCCATACGAACGCGCCGACCATGGCGACCGGCAATCATTCGACCGGCGTGTGGGATTGCGACATCGACATCATCGTCGCCACGAACGATGCGGACCGTTCCTTCCGCTTGGCGCAGGAAGTGTACCAGCAGATCATGCAATGGCCGCGTTACGGGCGTACCGATTCGGGTCGTGTCATTCGGATTGTGGGCAATCCCGGTTTCGGCAAAAGCGCTGGCGGCAAGCAGGCCACCGGCAAGAAGGTGAAGCAGTATTCCGCTTCCTCGTTCACCGTCCGCGCGGAGGATTCGCTTCGCGCCGGATGATTTTCCGTTTTCTGTTTTTTGTTTTCAAGCCTCGCCTCGTGCGGGGCTTTTTTTATAAGGAGATATGAGATGGCGTTTAATGATGACGCGACTCTGATTGCCACTTACGGCACTTTGTTCTACGCTCCGGTCGGCACTCCGCTGCCGAAGGATGGTGCCAAGGCGTTCAAGCTGAACGCTGACACCGTGAAGGTGGACACCGCCACTTCCGTCACACCGGGCGCCAATCAGGTGTGGACCAATCTGGGGCATACTTCCGCCGACAACAAGATTTCGTTCTCGTTCGACGGCGGCGACGCGACCACGCATAATTCGTGGGCGCGTAAGAACCTGCGTACCACCTACGCCGATTCGACGTGCACCATCACCGCGAAGTCGTTGCAGTTGGATGGCGACACTCTGAAGCTGATCTACAACGGCACCGACGAGGATGGCGGCGTTGGTGTGGACATCACCAAGAAGCCACAGACGTTCAGCCTGTTCCTGTTGGCTCAGGAGTCCGCCGACGATGATTCGGATATCCGTTTCGGCGCTTTGTTCCGCAAGGTTTCTGTGACCTTCGATGGTGGTCCTGATTTCTCGGGCGATGATTTCGTGGAGCAGGGCATGACCGGCGAGGTCGAGAGCGTCGCCGGCAAGAAGCCGATTGTGTTCTTCGAGGCTTCGAAGATGAATCAGTCCTGATTCGGACTGTTCCAGTCTTCGTATTGACGCCGGACCCCTGTTTCTCCTATCCGGGGGTTCCGGTCTTTTCCCGTTCTTCATTGACGGAAGATAGGAGATTTTCAACGCTTTTCAGATAGGAGAAAACATGGTTGACAAGACTGTTGAAGAGAACACCGCTGCGGAAGCCGACGAGTTCCGCATCCCTGAGACGTGGGCGGAGATGTGCGAGAACGAGCCGCTGTTCTCGCTTCTGCCGCCTCTGGCCCCTGCTGAACGCCTCTCGTTCAAGCAGTCCGCACAACTGCGCAAACTGTCCGGCATGGCCGGTTTCACGCTCAACGCCGACATCAACGGCCCCGAAGCCAAGTCCCTGGACGACATCGAGGCGAAGATCGACGAACGCATGGAGTTCGTCGGCACGGCTTTGGATTGGGTCAAGTCGCTGACAGTGAAGCCTGACAAGGTTGACGAATGGGCGACGGGCATCGGATTGGATGAACTGTTCTGGCTCATCGAAGCGATTCTCATGTTCTACACGGACCAACTGGGAAAATCGCTCGCTTCGAAGCGCAAGTCCGCGTCCACCCGGTCGAACTGACTTCCGACTTCCAACGTTTCTATGGTCTGGACATAACCGGCGCGAGGCTGAATCCCACCCGCGCCGAACGCCTCGCGGCGGGGCTGATGGCGATGCCAGACAGCCTGTACAGGGCGCGGATATTGGAGGATGAGCCTCCAACCGCGTCCGATGAGTCCAAGCCGGACAAGCCGACCGTACTGCCATGGCTTGGATGGGATTCGAAGACGATGGTCGCCGTTGACGTTCGCAACATGATGAACGCGGTGATTACCGCCAAATACGGGGGCAAGAATGCCAAACCGCATCCACTGCTCCCTCCCGGCGCTGACAAGGAGCCGCCTCGCCGGGAGAACGAAGGTACTGCCGAGAACTTCGAACACATGTTCACGAAGTTCCACATGACCTGATTTTGAACAAACCCCCACATTCCCGTGGGGGTTTTCTATTTCCTTTTTTCTTTCTGGGGGTTGCTTATGGTGGGCGAACATCGCGCCGGTACAGTCGTCGTTCGTGTCACTGCGGATACGAAGGGTTTCCGCCGTCAGGTCGAGGAGGCCGCACGCGGAATAAGCGACCTCGACGTGAACGCAGTATTCGAACCGGACACCGCCAGTCTTGAACGCGCCTACCGCGAATGGAACGGCAAGAACGCCTCCATACAATTCAATTTCAAACCCGACACGAAGAACATCGACCCGTGGATGAAACGGTTCGAACAGCAGGAGGAGCGTCTTCGTCGCGGACTGTCACTCAAACCCGACTTCGACCCGTCCAAACTGAACCGTGGCCTATCGGACTTCAACACACGCACAAACACGGCTCTACGCGGCAACGGACTGTTGAACTCGAAACTGGTCGAGAAAAGCCTTGACCAGACCGTCAAGGTGTTCGACGCCAAAGGCCGAGAGATGGCCGACACGGCGTTCTTCAAGAAGTCCGCCATCAAACCTGAACAGCTTTCGTTCGCGACAAGCCTCGACAAGACCGTCGATAAGTACCGCGAGAAGAAGATGGACCTGTACCAGCAGGTCCGTGGACTCATCAAAGGCAACGAACACCTCTCCAACGAGCAGATACGCCAATTCGAGAAACTGTCCAACCGAATCGTCAAAACACGCAACAGCATTCGCGGGCTGAAGGGCGACCTCGCAAAAGCCACCCGCGAAGTCGAATCCCTCGACGCGCAACGCCTTGAGACGAAGACGCAGAAGCTCCCGACATCCGACCTGTGGAAACAGGAGCGAGAAGCCGCGAAGCAGGCCACGGCGGTCACCAAGGAGCTCGCGGGTCAGGAGAAGGAGCTTGGCAGGCTCCGTAAGGCGCAGTCGTCGCTTGTGGACATCGCGTCCGATGGTGATGCGAAGCGTGTATCGAAGATGACCCGTCAGGTGCGTGCCCTTGAGGAGAGCATCGTCACCGCTGGCAATTCGCTGTCGAACTTCTCCAAGGCCCGTGACACGGCTTTGGGACGCCATCAGAAGCAGGATGTGTATTCCGGCTGGTTCAAGAGCCAGCAGGTCGCTTCGTCGCGTTTCGCGAAGGAGATTGAGACACAGCAGGCCGAGATGGCCCGCGAGTCGAAGAAGGCTAGGGACGAGTGGTCCCGTCCGATTGACTCCACTGGTGTGGCGCGTGAGCAGTTCGCGGAGTCGCGGCGTGAGGCCGAGAACCTTATCGACACGTATCGCGGCGTCCGCAAGGAGCTTGAGTCCGATGCGTCCGCCATGAAGCGGAACAACCGGAACTGGTTCGACCTTGACGAGTACAAGCGCACCGTCAAGATGCTTGGCGAGATCGATGACCGTATCGAGAAGCTGAAGAAGAGTCCGGTCACGAAGGCCACCCGTCTTGAGGGTTCCGACTTCCAGAAGCGTCTCGCCGACCTGTATTCGAGGAACGGCGCACGTAACCGTCAGGATATCCGTCTGCGTTTCGTCGCGGAGAATCTGCGTGAGGTCAAGTCGAAGATCGAGGCGTTCAAGCGTCGCGGCGTCGATGTTCCGGTCACGTTGAAGGTGGAACTGCGGGAGATGTACCGGCAGCTGGCCTATTACCAGCGTCTTCTGAAGGATAATCCGAAGGCGCGGGTGAAGGTCGATGTCGAAGGTGATTTCGCCCGTCTGAACCGTGATATCGAACGGTTCGAGTCGCAGCGTGTGAAGGTCGAGTTCTACGAGGATGGCGCTGACGAGATACGTCGCACCATGCGGGAGCTTGAGCATAAGAGGCTTGATGTTCCGGTCACGTTGAAGGCGGAGTATTCGCATGTCGAAGCGGAGATGCGCCGGTATGCGGAGGCGTTGAAGGTTAATCCAGACGCCGAGATTCCGGCGAAGCTTCATATCGACAAGAAGCACGCCGAGGAGGAGCTGAAGAGGTTCCAAGAAAAGAACGACACCCTTGATATGGATGTCGATCTTGAGACCGCTTTGGCCCGCGCGCATCTGGCTTATTTCACCCGTCCGCGCACGATTGACATCTTCGCCAAGTTCCATGGCACGGACATGGGCAAGATTCTCAACGGAATGACGTATGGGGCGACTGGCCTCAAGGGTGTCGAGAATCAGTTCCAGAAGCTTGTGAATTTGATGGACACCTTAGATTCCAAGGTTCCGAAGTTCGCGCTTATCGGCGGGGTGTTCACTTCCCTTGGTGCGGGTGCGACGAATCTGGCTGGCAGTGTCGGAGGAGTCGGGAAGAGTCTGATGAGCCTTTCCAAGGCCGCTTACGCCGCTCCTGCCGCATTGACGGGATTGCTTGGCGTGTTCGCGTCGTTCAAGATGATTTACGGCGACAAGGGCAAGACGTGGAGCAGTCAGATTGACTTCGCCAACACGAAGCTGTCTAAGCTTTCCCAGAGCGTGCAGGATGCGTTCTATGGGAAGGCGAAGCCCGCCATCATGGATACGGCGAACGCTATAGGCGATTCGCTGGTGCCGGAGATGAGCACTCTTGCAAAGCATGAGGGCGAGATAGTCGCCGGAATGATGGACGCGGTTCGCGCATCGTACAAGATGAACGAGCTGCCTCAGACGTTCGACTATGTGAATGAATCGCTGGACAATCTCGTTCCAGGCGTTAATTCCCTTATTGCTGCCTTAAGCAAGGTCGGTGCCGCTGGTGGCAAGTATCTGCCTCAGTTCGCCAATTGGGTGAGCCGGAACGCGACCTTGTTCGCGGAATGGGGAGATTCGGTCCTGAAGGATTCGGACCGTGTGGACAAGGCCATGTCTGAAGTCAAGGAGCAGGCTGGCTATCTTGGCTCGTCCATAAAAAGCCTCAAAGATATTTTCGAGGGGACTTTCGGCACTTTCGCATACTACGAGAACGGCATTGAGGGCATGGCGACTACGCTCGCCAACATGGATCGAGCCGTCAATTCGGTGAAGTTCCAGCAGACGATGAAGTATTGGATTGATGGCGCTCAGGTCGCTCAGTCCGAGGTTCGTTCGGCGTTCTCGCAAGTCGGTGATTCGGCGTATTCGCTGCGTAACACCGTCAAGGTCGCTTTCGCTGACGCTGGTGTGGTCGTAGGTTCCACTCTTTCCAATGTGAGCCGTCTTCTTGGCGATTCTCGTACCGGTTTGACGGAGTTTGCCAATGGTTTGGCGAATGGATGGAAGAAGGCGTTTGATGAGATTGGCAACAGCGGTCCGGTGTTCAGTGAGCTTCTGTCGATGGTTGGCAGTCTGTCCAATGCTTTCGGTGGAACGTTCGCTGCGTCGTTGAAGGCCGCGGCTCCTCTTATCGAGTCGATTGCCGAAGCTGCCGGAAGTCTTGCTGATGTGTTCGATAAGCTCCCTGCCCCGATCAAGGGTGCAATGGGCTTGTGGATGACGTTCGGTCGTGCTGGCAAGTCCGCGTGGACGGCGTTGAAGACTGGAGCTTTGGAGAACATCCAGAGCACGATGCAGTATCAGAACACGTTGCGCCAGTTGGGCGTAACTATCGATGGCACGAAGACCAAGGTCGGCCAGCTTGTCGCCGCCATGGCGCAGCTTTCCCGCAATGCTAAAGCCGCTGAGATAAGCGGCGATGCAGCCATGTATGGGAACATAGCCGGATTGTTCTCCGGTTCCGCCAGAGGTGTCGAACAGCTGGGCGAGAAGGCTGAGAAAACTGCTTCTCAAGTTGCGAAAACCGATACCGAAGCGCGTCTTGCCGCCGAAGGTGCCGTGCTGTTCGGTGCGAACGCCAGTCAGGCCAGCAGTGGTTTGAAGGAGGTTTCCGATAAGGCCGAACATACTAACGGAAAGCTTGCTAAGTTAAAAGGCGTCGCCAAGGATACGGGAACCGTCATGTGGGATATGGCCGGTGGATTCACCGGCGTGGCTGGCATGGCTGGTGTCGGCGCTTTGACGGTCGCGTTCGCGGATTATTCGCAGCACGCGCAGAACGTCGAACAGGTATCGCAGGGAGTCGCTGATGCCATCAGCAATATAGCGACGGCTTCTACGAGTGCGGCAAGCAATCTTGGTGTTGTTGGAAGTGCCATTCAGAAGAGCCTCAAGACAAATCCAGATGCCGGACGCACCGCTTGGGATTCTAGTTTTATTGGAAAGGCTTCCACTGGCTCGCTGGTTGGTGATTTCAAGGATGCTTCCGATGCGGTCAACAGGCTCAACAAGGGACTTAAGACCAATAAGGTCAGTATGTCTGACATGTCGAAGGCTGTGGCTGGTTCCGATAGTGAATATCGAAAATTCCTGAAGCAACTTGATGCCGCCAACGCCGAGTTGAATGGTCCTAACGTTGGTGTTTTGGAGTCCATGCGTAACGGTGATTCCGTAAGGGCATATTCCGACCTCGTAAAGCGTACCAAGGAATTACGCAAGCAGACCGAAGACCAAATGCGTGCGACCGCTCAGGAGAACGGTTATGACAAGTCTTATGTGGATACCCTACTGAAGAAGGGCAACACGATGGAGCAAGTCGCCGTTATGACGCAGAGCGCCACGCAATTGGAGGAGAACCACACGAAGGCTGAGAAAATGCTTTCCGAGGCTGTTTCCAGCTCGAAGAGTTCTCTCATCTCGATGAACGCTGCCGGCAGCTCCTATAATTCGACGCTCGCTTCGATGGGTGACGTTTGTAAAAACGTGCAATCGTTGATGTCTCAGGGTCAGAACGCTTGGGATGCTCAGAAGCAGAACTTTGATCTAACCACCGAGGCTGGCCGTGAGGCGTCCAACGCGTTCAGCACGTTGTCCTCCAATGCGCAGAGCTACATCAACGCCATGATCGACCATGGCGACTCGCTGGACGAGGTAACGAAGAAGAACGATGAGATGCGCCAGTCGATTTACGACACGGCCATGCAGATGTTCAACAACAAGGACATCGCCAAGGCGTTGCAGGACCAGTACGCGCTTACTCCTGAAGAGGTCAAGACTGAGTTCAAAGCGCATACGGAACAGGCGAAGATTGACTGTCTTACCTATTTGAACTTGCTGGAAGATGAGTTCAAAGGCAAGGAAGGTAAGAAACAGTACGACATTCTAATCAATGCCGTCACTCATGGTGCCATCACCGATGTCACCGGCGTGCAGACCGCCGTCGATGCTTTGATGGGCGGTAAATCCAATGACAGGGATTTGCAGCTAGTGCTTGATGCCAAGGATGGCGCTTCTGGAAAGATCGAGGATGCGATAGGTGTCGCCAAGGCGTTCGGTATGAGCGACGAGGATGTTCTTCTTGCCGCCACCGACAAAGCGAGTCCGAAGATCAATGAGGTGAAGAAGGCTTTGCAGGACAAGGGATTGTCCGACAAGCAGATTCAGATCATCCTTGATGCTTTGGATAACACCAAAGACGTGCTCGCTGCCGTTCAGGTCAATGTTTCCAAGTGCGATGGTAAGACGATTACCATCGATGGCGACAACAAACAGTTCATGGACGCGCTCGCTCAGGCCACCGGCGTCAAGCCCGACCCTGTGACGGGTACGCTGACATTGAATACCGACCAGTACCAGTTCGCTTTAGCGTATGCCGAATCGTTGCAGATTGACCCGAAAACAGGGCAGCTGAAAGGCGATAACAACGATTATTGGAAACATGTATGCGAGGCCAACGGTTGGAAGATTGACCCGAAAACTGGTTATATCACTGGCAATGATGACCAGCTTGTTGGAGTCGTCACCGATGCGAACAATCAGTTGTCCACCATCAAGGACAAGCATGTGACCATCACGGTTGACCAGATGTGGAACGATTACCATAACATGATTTCCGGCAGCAAGGGTAAGAAGGGTCCGGGCAAGGCTACCGGTGGTCGTATTACCGGTCCGGGTACTGGCACGTCTGATTCGATTCCAATGTGGCTGTCGAATGGCGAGCATGTTATTCGTGCCGCTGCGGTGAGCAAGCTTGATCGTACTGTCGGCCCGAATTTCCTGAACGTGTTGAACGCGACCGGCGATTTGGACAGGGCGGTGTCGCAGGCCCGCACGTCGTATGCGCGTAGTGCGGTTGATATGAGTCGTAGCGCGTATGCGGCTGGCGGGCGTGTGGAGAAGATGATGTCAGGCTTGTATGAGGTCAACGTTCAGGTTCCCGCAAGCACTGGAACGACTGTCAATCAGACGTTCAACACGAAGGTCGTCAGAAGCAATGACGATCTGTATGTTGCCGCGCCGATATTGCATCGTAACGCGTTGGCCGAGGCTAGGAGGTATCAGCGTTGAGTGATTTGCCTGAACTGGTCGAACTGTCGGACGGGACGGAAACGTTGACGTTCGATGGTGGTGATGGTGTGAACCCTGATGATGATGTTCTCCTGATTGGCGCGGATGGCGTCGAGGGTTGGTTCGAGACGCCGGATGACAAGACGGTGATGAGCGAGCGGGGTCAGGGCGATGGGGCGCATGACGTGTGGGCTTCGGATATCCTGTATTCCGCTCGCGTGTTGACGTTGCATTTCGTTGTGTCGGCTCATGACCGTCAGGGTGTCGTAAGGCTTCTCAATAGGGTTCGTCGTGTGTGTGCGCATAGCAAGGTGCGGTTCCGGTTGATGGATGCGGGCTACGACTGTTATACGACTGGTAGGGCCACTGTGAAGGCGTCTGCTAAGTATGCGAATGATGGCTGGCTGGACGATTGCACGATCACCGTGACCTGCGAACGTCCCGAGATATTGAGCATGGACGAGTACACATGCCAGTTGAGCGCGATGCATGTGTCCGGCGGGAACGTCGGATTGCGGTATGGTCCGGGCTATTGGACCGAATGGCAGGGCGCGCGTAACGCTTCACCGAGCCTGATGCATACCGAGTCGAATATTGGTTTGCGTGGGTTGGCTTACCCGTTGAACTACGGGTTGAAATTGGATGGCGTCGGGTCGAACGTCGGATTGTTGTACAACAACGGCACTTCCCGCGCCTATCCGGTGTTCGTCGTGCATGGGCCTATGGATGGCGTGCGTTTGGATTTTCCGGGCACCCAGCAGTCGATTGTGTGCGATCAGACGGTCAGGGATGTGCCGCTGGTGTTGGATTGCCGCAGCCGTACCGCCCAGTTGGGTGGTCAGGATGTGAGCCGTCAGTTGGAGCAGCGTGGTTTTCCCACGATTCCGGCTGGCGGTTCGCTTCGTGTGACTTTATCGAATCTAGGCACCGGTTTCGTTGATTGCAGTGTGCGTGACACTTACATGTAAGGAGTTTTGAATGAGTACCGTCGCTTTGGGCGTGTCTCCCGATACCAATGGCGCTGGTGTGACACCTCTTGTGCATCGTCGCATCATCGGTGCCCAGTGGGCTAATACGGGATTGGTTGACGGGTTGAACGTCACCGGCCGCAGTGACTTGCGGTATAACGTTTCCGCTGGCGTGGCCGTCTGTAGCCGTGGCGATTCGGATGGTAAGACGCTCGCCTATTACGAGGGCGGTAAGACGAACGCCGTCGCGGCTGGCGACCCGTCGAATCCGCGTATCGACATCGTGTGGATTCAGGCCCATAATCTGATGGAGTACAAGGATTCGGACAATTATGTGACCGTTGGCGTCACGCAGGGTTCCCCGTCCGCGAGTCTTGCGGAGCCTACCATTCCGGCTGGCGCTACCATGCTGAGGAAGATGAAGATGCCCGCTGGCGCTTCGTCCACGGCCAGCGCGGTGCAGATGTGGAGCGCTGATTACGCGATACCGTATGGTGCTTCGTTGGGGAAGATTGGCGAGAATTGGGATAGGCGTGACATGACCGGCGATTCGACGGTCAAGAAATACTATTTTGAGCAGCAGATAGATTTCGATTTGCCTTCCGACCGTATGTTGGAATTGTCGTTCAAATGCAATCTGAGTTCCGCTGGCGCTACCTCGTGGGCGGATACGTCGCATCGTACCGAGTGGGCCATCGGCTTCCAGATCGACAACAAGGATTTGGACCATTCGTGCGCGAACTTCGTTTCGTATGGCGCGTGGGAGACGCATGAGACGTCGTATGTGACGGCTGTGAGCAAGGGTCATCATACGGCACGCTTGCGTACTTGGTTGCAGAATGGCAACGCCCCCGTGTTCCATTACAATGCGTCGCAGGACAACAAGGACGCCTTGTGGTGCGGACGCCGGTTCATTATCTGGGATAGGGGACAGGTGGTCTGATGACTTGGGTGGCGTACCTGTATGACACGGTTTCCGGCCAGTTGGCCCAGGAGATCGACATACCGTCGTTCACTTGGTCGATGACCGTTTCGGATTCGAGTTTTTCCACGACGAAGGACAAGGGAGTCGGCGATGACGAGGTGTCCGGCTTGGAACTGCCTTGGACGCAGATACCGGGCGATGACCCGGCTGCCCGTGCAGCCGCGTTGCAGCCGTACAAGCGTGGCCTTGTGTTGTGTTGGAAGAGCGTGTTGGATGACACCGCGTCGATGGGCACGCCGATATTGGCGGGCGCGTTGGGCGTACGCACGTCCAGCTGGCATGATGTGAGCGTGCCTTACGTGAGCATGATGGGCTTGCTGAACGACCGGTATCTGGTGCATGAGGATGCTTTCGGCAAGGATGCGGGCCACACGTCCAAACGGTCGTTCCGTTGGGAGAACCTGTCGTGGCGTGCGTTGGCGTGTGAGGTAATCCGCCAATGCACGAGCGTCAAGCCGGGCGGTGGACTGCCCATCGATTTGCCTTACCTGAACGAGACGGGCACGCATTCGCTGCCTTCCGATGGGTCGAGCGAGGATAAGAACGCTCCGAAGCAGAAGAGCAAGAAGCGTGTGAACACGGCTGACGGGTATGTGGAGACTTCCGTTGACGGTGACACGACCACGATCACGGAACAGCATGTGACGAAGAAGACGAAGCAGGTCACGGAGACTAAACCGTACACGTACAATACGCGCAAGGGCAAGGTCACGAAACAGCATACGACCGTGAAGACGTTGACCACGGCGCAGACCACGGTCGTGAAGAAGACGGTCACGAAGAACTACAAGGATTATTCCGAACGTACCGTGACCACGACCACCACCGTGTACTCGTTCGACGGGAACGGCAACCAGACCGGCAGCACGACTTCGACCGATGGGCCGCATAAGACGATGCTTCCACGTCAGACCGTCGTGGAATACAAGGATTTCAACGTGTCGAACCATCGCGCGGCTGACATTCTGAAGAATATAGCGAACGCGGATGGCGGGCCTGACATGCAGTTCCGGCCCTACTTGTCGGATTCGCAGCATGTCCGGTTCAGGTTCCTCGCCGGTTCGGACGGCGACATCTATCTGAATCAGGACAAGCGATTGAGTCTGTCGTGCTCACCGTATGGTGGCACGTTGGAGAACATCAAGATCGACCGTGCAGCACCGTACATGCGCGTGTATGCGACCGGTGCCGGTTCGGATTTGGGCACGATGTGCTGCCAGAGCGAGGATTTGACTCTGGTGAAACGTCAGGACCCGTATCCGCTGCGGGAGACCACCACGAGCGACACGGACGCGAAAACGTATGAACTGTTGGCCGCTGCGGCTGACGGCATGTTGAACGCGAACCGTCAGCCGTTGATGCAGTTGAGCGGCGAGATAGACGTGAACGACTGCGATGCGATGGGATTGCCTTTGCATCCGTTGGGTTCGTTCTGGCCGGGGGAGATGTTCGACATCGCCATAGACGGCTTCCCTGATCTGCCGGACGGCGTGTATCCGATGCGTTTGATGCAGATTAGCGGCGACCAGACCGGCAAGGTGACAGTGAAGTTCGACCCTGTGGCAGACCCGACCGCATGATATCAGACCCCACGTTTTCGTGGGGTTTTCTTGTACCCACCCCACGTTTTCGTGGGGTTTTCTTGTACCCACCCCACGTTTTCGTGGGGTTTTCTGTTTTTGGAGTGTGCGTTTTGGCAGACCATGTTGAAATCAGACCCGATGACGCTTCTCTTCCGTTGACTTTGGCGGATATCGCCCTGCGTAACAGCAATATGCGGTTGACGTACCTGTCCGGCACCATCGCCGTCGATAACGGCGACGGCACGGAGACGTGGATTGGCGGCGGTGATACGGGTGCGGCGATGCCGGGCAGTAATGGCATCATCCCGTGGGTTGGCGATACGACGCCTCCGGGCAGGCCGACCGGTGTGACCGCAGTGTGTAGGACGGAATGCGTGTTCGTCCAATGGGACGGCACTCTTGAGGGTGGTGTTCCCGCCGATTTCGACCATGTGGAATTGTATGCGAAGCCTGATAGCACTGGTGAATCGTTGGATTTGGGCCAGTTGCGTGGGAAGGGCGAGCTTGCCACCGGCGTGCTGCCGGTCGGTGATGTGGTCGAGGTTTGGGCCGTCGCCTATGACAATGCGCATGACGTGAATGGCGTGTCCAAGCCGAACGCCTCCGACGAGTCGGAGCACGCGACCGTCATCATCGCACCTATCGTGTCGCAGCAGGATTTGAATGATACGGCGTCGGAGATTCTGGATGCCGCGAAGTCCGATGCCGCCGCTCAGGTGAAGAAGGTCAGCGACGGGTTGGATTCCGCCCGCAAGGATATTGACGCGAACACTGACGCTGCGAACGCTTTGAAGAGCCATCAGACCCAACTGCGTTCCGATTTGGATGCCGCGGCGAAGAAGATCGACGCGAACGCTCAGGGCGTCGATGCAGTCAGAAAACAGCAGGATACGGCTGACGCGGCGTTGAAGTCTCTTGGCAAGACCGTCGAGGATAACAAGTCGGCTCAGGATGCGATCAACGCTCAACAGGCCGAGACGAACAAGACGATTGCCGCGAACAAGACGGCTTTAGCTGATGCGTCGAAACAGTTGGAACAGGCGAAGGCCGATATCAAGACGGGTCAGGCTGACTTGGCGGACGCTCGGGAGACTCTGGCCGACAATACGGCGAAGCTCGTTCAGGCTCAGAAGGATATCGCCGCGAACAAGACGGCTCAGACTGACTTGTCGAAGCAGTTGGCTGCGGCGAAATCCGACATCAAAGCCAATCAGGACAGTCTGACCGCCGCGAATCAGACGATTGCCGCGAATCAGACGGCTTTGTCTCAAGCGCAGAAGGATATCGCCCAAACCAAGTCCGATCTGACCACGGCGAATGGCGAGATCAGCAAGGCGAAGGAGTCGGCTGCGCAGGCGTATGCCGAAGCCCATAGCAAGAATCATACGTTTCGTGGGCCGGACGAGCCGAAGGACAATCTGATTGTCGGTGACTTGTGGCTCAAGACCCAAAAATATTGGACCCGCTGGAAGGGCGAGAAGAATAATTCGCCGTCCATGCTGGCCGACTTTTACACGTACTGGCAGGGAGCGCCGAATAATTCTCCTTCCGTGCTTGTGCCGCTGGCCGATCGCGTGATCGATACGCTTGTCTGGGATGGCTCGAATTGGAACCATCTCGGCTATGCCGATGTCGAGAAGAACGCGGACGAAATTTCCAAGGCGAAGTCGGATATCGCGGACAATGCCGCTAAGACCACGGATGCCCGCAAAGCTGCCGAGAATGCCGCTGCCGCAGCGAAGAACGCGCAGGGCACGGCTGATACGGCCAATGGTGCGGCGAAGACCGCGCAGGATACCGCCAATGCTGCTACCGCTGCCGCGAAGAGCGCGACCGCGACCGCAGGTCAGGCGAAGAGCGCCGCCGACGCGGCGCAGACCGCCGCCGAAAGCGCGAAGAAGACCGCTGGCAATGCGGAGACTTTGGCTAACACGGCCAATGCTTCGGCCAATGCGGCCAAGTCCGACGCGGCTTCGGCCAAGACGGACGCTTCGGCTGCGAAGACCACCGCCTCGAACGCTTCGAGCGTTGCCACGCAGGCCAAGGCCACCGCCGACAGCGCGGCCCAGTCCGCCACCGACGCGGCCACCGCCGCAAGGCAGGCGAATACGGCTGCTGCCGCCGCCGCTGGCGTGGCTAACGGCAAGGCCGACGTGCTGATCCAGTCCACGACGCCGGATACGTCGATGCGCAAGCCGACTACCTTGTGGATCGACACCACCGGTGGCGCGAACACGCCGAAACGGTGGAACGGCAGCACATGGGTGGCGGTGACGGACAAGGCCGCGACCGATGCGGCCAACGCAGCGGTCAAGGCACATGCTGCCGCGCAGACGGCGCAATCAACGGCTGACAAGGCTTCGACCGCCGCCGCCAACGCCGCCGCGCAGGCGAATCAGGCACAGGCCGCAGCGAAAAAGGCTCAGACCACCGCTGATGGAAAGAACCTCATCTACCGTGGCCCCGACGAGCCGAATCATGATGGCTTGAAGCCGGGGGACATGTGGTGGAGGACGCAGAAGTATTGGACGCGCTGGCAGGGGGAGAAGAACAACAGCCCCTCACTGCTTGCCGACTTCTACACCTACTGGACCGGCGCGCCGAACAACAGTCCGAGCGTCTTGGTGCCATTGTCCGATCGTGTGGTGGAAGTCCTGACGTGGGACGGTACGAGATTCGAGCCATTCGACCTCGTGGCGAACAACATCCTCGCTGCTGGCACGGTGGCCGCGAAGCATCTCGCCGCCGACTCAGTGACCGCCGAGAAGGTCAAGGCCAATGCCATCACCGTTGACAAGCTCGCAGCCAATTCGGTCACGACTGAAAAGCTGGTCACCGACGCGGTGACCGCTGGCAAGCTCGCTGCGAACAGCGTGCAGGCGCGCAATATCGTCGCACTGTCCATCACGTCCGACAAGATTGCAGCCAATTCCGTGACCACGGCCAAACTCCGCGTCACTGAGGATATGATGGTGGCTCTCCTGAAGGCTCATCAGATTCAGGCGGGGGATATAGCTGCTAACGCGGTCACATCAGACAATATCATAGCCAACGCCATCAATTCAGGAAAGATCGCCGCCAACGCGGTGACTTCTGACAAGATTGTGGCGAACGCTGTCACGTCGGATAAGATTCTCGCCAATTCGGTCACCACGGCGAAGCTCAAGGTCACCGAGGATATGACCGTCGCGCTTTTGAAGGCGCATCAGATTCAGGCCGGTGAGCTTGCCGCCAATAGTGTGACCGGTCAGAACATCAAGGCCGACGCATTGTATGGCAAGACGATTCAGGGTGGCGTGTTCCGCACGTCCGATGGGCGGATGGTCATCAATGATGCTGGTATCGTCGCCAAGGCGAAATCCGGTAGGAAACGTCAGGCGTATTACACATATTGGCAGGGCGAACCGAACAATAGTCCGTCCGTGCTGGTGACTGTGGATTTGGCTGATGATGAGTCGTTCGTACTGGATTCTCAGTCCGGCACGGTCGCCATGTGCGGTGAGATACTGTCCGGCTCCACGATCAGCGGCACGTCGATTGTGGGTAGCGAGTTCCGTACCGCGAACTCGCGCATGTTGCTGAACGATAGCGGCTTGGTGTTGCGGAACACGCAGGGCAAGGCCACTGTCACGTTGAATGCCGCGTCCGGCAGTGCGACGTTCAGTGGCACCGTGACGGGTTCGACGATCACTGGCGGCACAGTGTCCGGCGCTGTGATTACTGGTAGCGCGTTCACGTCTCCTGACGGGAAGACGAAACTGAACTCTTCCGGCTTCTACGTGGGAGACAAACTCTCGTATGATGCTAAATCCGGCGTGCTGTCGTTGAAGGGCAGTATCCAGTCGGGTTCGGATTTGAGTGGCGTGACCGTGACCGGTTCCACCATTCAGACTTCCAGTACTGCCAACCGTGGGTTGAAGCTCACTTCCGGTGGTCTCGTCGCCTACGACGGGAATGGTAACGCGAAGTTCACGTTGAAGTCTGACGGCACCATTCAGATGAATGGCGCTTTACTGACGAACGGTAAGATAACCGCCGCCACGTTGGAGGGTGGCACGATCACCGGTGGAACGATTACTGGTGGCATGATTCAGTCGAGTTCCGCAGCTAATACCGGTTTCAAACTGTCCGGTGGAGCTTTGGACTTCTACGACAAGTCGAACAATCGCACCATCCATTTGAACGGTACCGACAATCTGCTTTCCGGCAGGTTCCAGACCGCATTGTCAGGCCCACGATTGGTATTGAACAATACGACGGCCAGTGACGGCAGTGTGTATGGTCTACTGAAATGCTATGACGCGAATGGCGTCGCATGGTATACGCAGGGACAGTCGCATGGTTTCAACCCGTCGGGTCAGAACGACCCTGGCGCTTACCGGCGTTTGAACATTGGTATTGACCCGTCGAATAGTGAATTGTCGGTCGTCCGTTTCAATTCCGGCGCTTCACGTATTCAGATGAATGCTGGCCGTGTGGACATCAACGGTGATGATGGTTGGTCGAAACAGATCGGCAGCTTGGGTATTTACGTGAATGGTTCGCGTATCGACCCTGTCGTGTACACGGATTTGAGCGACTGGTTCGTTCCTTCGTCGGGTTGGACTGCTTACGCGGGTGATAGCGGCAAGGATTACCGCAGTCACATGACCGTGATCGGCAACACTTGTTACATGCAGTTGGAATTGCAGCGTTCCGACAAAAAGAGCGTCACGCTCAACGCAGGCGACTACCTCGACATCGGCTGGTTCAAGGAAGGATTCATCCCGAAAATCGGCCTGAACGTGCCCTGCATCTTCAACAACGGCCAGTATGGCGGCGCGTTCGTTCCCGGAAACATGGTCCCCAGCACCGGGGACCCGGACATCAACGGCGACGGCCTGTACCCGCGCGGTCACCTCCGCGTCGGCACCCGACAGCAATCCACCGCCTGGTGGGTTTCCGTGTTCATGATGTTCACTATTTGATTTTGATGATTGGAGATTGATTATGGCTGATAATGCCGAAACTACCGAAACTACTACTGCGTCTGCGTCTGGCGTTTTGGATTTGCGCCCGCCGAAGGAGAGTTTGAAGGCTGAACTGTATCGTTTGGGCTTGCGGTTCACGTTTGCTCAGGATGCTGGTGAGGTTTGGCAGGATGATTCGCGTGGCGTGCGTGCAACGTTTGATGGTACTGGCCAGAGTGTCTTGTTGGAGGATATTGTCACTCACGTTACCCGCACCCTCACCTTGGACGAATTGAAGGCGGTTACTCGTATCGACACGATGACCGCCGCAGACTAACCCGGCATTCCATTTTTTTCAA